TTAAATTAGATGCTCAGATTGAACTTTTAAACCTAGACACATTAACAGGCGACTTTGCTAAAAAAATAACATATCGAGTGGTGCCATATTACATCCATCAATCAATATTTTCCAACGTCAATGCAGCTCCTGTGGGATATCATGAACTGATGAAATCAGTGGTCAAAGAATATCAATATATCTATACCGGCCAGAATGTTGATATTCTTAGATTTGATATTGATATTAATAACTTGTTTTTCACAGGGGCTAATCCTGCAGCGGAAAACAAGTCATCAAAGACTGGTAACCAAGATCAAACATCCGCAGAAACTTTAAATCCCACTACCGGAACAGGTCAAGGAAATGCACCTGCTTCTCAGGCAGCACAATTAGGCAGAGCTAGGCCAAAAAGAGATCCAAGACTGTTGAAAGGTTATAAAGGCGGGTCAGGAACCAAATCAGTGGAACAGAATGTGGCAGAAACCATGCAACAGGCGTTTCTAAGTGGTAACAGTGCCGATCTCATCTCTGTAAATTTAGAAATAATGGGAGATCCTTATTGGCTGGTGGACAGCGGAATCGCCAATTATTTTGCAGACGCTCCATCTCCTATCAGTCAAATTACCAACGATGGCACAATGAACTATGAGAGTGGTAATGTCTATATCTATCTAACATTCAAGACACCTCTTGACATTAACGAAACAAGAGGACTATATAAATTTTCAGACGACGGCAAAGAGAGTCCCTTCGGCGGTATATACAGAGTAGTGGCTTGTGAAAATACTTTTTCAGACGGGCAATGGAAGCAAAAACTTAAATGTCTAAGAATGCCAGGTCCTCAAGGACCGGAAATCACAGAAGAAGATGAGACAGGAACAGTAACTCCGGTAAATGCACAGGCCATTGATGTAACCGAACAAGAATCTCCAAAAACCAGCCCCATAGGTGATACAGCATCAGCTACTCCAGTGGTGAACAATAACTCAACAACTAATGCAAACAACGGCACACAAACAACTAGAACCACCAGCAATCAAGCACCGACTAGGACAGGTTTTAGGTATTACAGAGATCTAGGACAAGGATAATAAATGGCAGAATTAGGAAGACCATCAGCAGAAGGTGAAGGAAAATCAGGAGGTCTTACGCAAGGTATATACCTTGCTAGAGTAATCAGCCACCTTGATCCAACTTTTATGGGATCTTTAGAAGTCACGCTGTTAAAAGATCAGGCTAATGATCCTGGCGATGACAGTCAGTTACATATAGTGAAATATGCCCCACCTTTCTTCGGTTATACTGGATTTGAATACATGGGCAATAATGATGGCACTAAATCTACTATCGAAGGATTTAATGATACACAAAAAAGTTATGGTATGTGGTTTGTTCCGCCAGATGTCGGAGTCAACGTATTAGTGCTATTTGTGGACGGCGATCCTAGTCAAGGTTATTGGTTTGCCTGTGTTCCTGGTCGCAACATCAATAATATGGTTCCAGCCATAGCAGGATCTCGGACCAATTCTTTAGATGCCACCGACAAAACTAGATATGGGAACACTAAACTACCGTTGCCGGTAGCAGAAGTTAACAAACGTATTATTGGCAAAAAATCCGAAGTAGATCCAGAAAAGTTTCCTAGAGTAGTACATCCTATAGCTGATAGATTTCTAGAACAAGGTCTGCTTGAAGATGATGTTAGAGGGACATCATCTTCATCACCAAGAAGAGAATTGCCTGGTATGGTATTTGGCATATCAACTCCCGGACCAGTGGACCGTAGAACTAATGCTAAAAAAGCAGTGATAGGAAAAAAAGACAGTAAGTCTGCTCCGCTGCCTGTGAGTAGGCTGGGCGGCACACAGTTGGTCATGGATGATGGTGATGATAGATATCACAGAGAAAAAACAGCTGCAGAAGGTCCAGTGAAATATGTTGATCTGTTAGATCCAGCAGTTCAAAAAAGAAATTTACAAGGCGAGCCAACAGTTCCTTACAATGAATATTTTAGAGTACGAACAAGAACTGGGCATCAAATACTGTTACATAACAGCGAGGATTTGATCTACATAGGCAACGCCAGAGGCACTGCTTGGATTGAAATGACCAGCAATGGTAAGATAGATATCTATGCTCAAGACAGCGTCAGCATACATACTGGTACTGACCTCAACATACGTGCCGACAGAGACATTAATTTTGAAGCAGGCCGTAACATGAATTTTCGAACAGAGTCTGGCAAATGGCATGCAGAGATTGCCACTGACATGGAGTTCTTGATTAACGATGATGCCAAACTCACCGTGGGAGCTAACTGCGATATTCTAGTAGGAACCAAACTAAAGATCTCATCGAATAATGACATGGACATTGCTACCAACACAGAACTCAAAGTTTCTGCAACCGGCGATATCAGTGTAGGTTCTACATCAGAGCTGAAAATGAATGGCACAAAAATCAATCTCAACGGACCTAATAATGCTGAAACTGCAGCTTCTGCAGACTTTGTGAGACCGTATGATCTCAGAGATAACATAGCTACAAGTACCGCAGCAGGATGGGACAAGCGATATCAATCAGGCATTGTAAAGAGCTTAATGAAACGAATTCCTATGCATGAACCTTGGCCTCTGCACGAGCATCTAGCCCCTGCACAACTAACTCCTGATAACACAGATAGGGACGTATAATCATGGCAAATCAATTATATAATCAAAAGGCCGTGGCTAACACCACTGCAGTTACAACGGAAAGTCAAGGCGTATTTTTGTACAAAGGTTTCAGCAGTCAACAGAGTTCAAAAAATTACAGGCTCTATGACATTGACCTTGTAAAACAAGACTTAATTAACCATTTTTACATTCGCAAAGGTGAGAAATTAGAGAATCCAGACTTTGGTACAGTGATCTGGGACATGCTGTTTGAAAATTTCACAGAAGACGTCAAGCAGATTATTGCCAAAGACGTAGAAGCCATAATAAATTATGATCCAAGAATCTCAGTGAACTCAATCATAGTGGACAGCACAGATCTAGGCATTCGCATACAAGCCGATATTGTGTATATTCCATTTAATGTAAATGAAAGAATGACTTTTGATTTTGACAAAGCCAACAATATGATAATATGACCAGTTTATTTTATAACATAAATATTGGCATAGGGACCTGAAATGACCACTACCAGCAGACAAAATAATCTAATTCTAAACCAAGACTGGACTAGAATCTATCAGACATTTAGAAATGCCGACTTCAAAAGCTACGACTTTGAAAATCTGCGCAGGGTCATTATCACATATCTTCGGGAAAATTATCCCGAAGATTTCAACGACTACATTGAATCATCAGAATATCTAGCTTTGATAGATGCAGTGGCATTTCTAGGACAAAGCCTAGCATTCCGCATAGACCTCGCCAGCAGAGAAAATTTTATCGAACTGGCCGAAACCAAAGAAAGCGTGTTGCGTATAGCTCGCATGTTGAGCTACAATGCCAAGAGAACTCAAGCTGCTTCGGGCCTATTGAAATTTACCAGTGTGGCCACCACCGAGGACATCATTGACAGCAATGGTCGAAATCTCGCACAACAAATTGTAAGTTGGAATGATCCAACCAACACCAATTGGCTTGAGCAATTCATTCTGGTGTTAAATTCTGCCATGGCAGATAACACAGAATTTGGTCGCAGCCAAGGATCAGCTACTATACAAGGCATACCCACAGAACAGTATAGATTTAGAACAACCAGCACAGATGTGCCCATCTACAGTTTCAGTAAAACTGTGGCAGCCAGAGGCATGTTGTTTGAATTAGTTTCTACAGCATTTAAAAACAGCGAAAACATCTATGAAGAACCTCCGGTTCCCGGCAACCAACTGGGATTTGTTTATAGAAATGACGGCACAGGTCCCGGTAGTCCTAATACAGGATTTTTCCTATTGTTTAAACAAGGCACGTTGGCATTGGCTGATTTTGGCATTGGAGTTCCGACACCTAACGAAAAAATCGCTATCGATGCTGCTGATATTAATAATGACGATGTATGGCTGTTTTCATTAAACA